AAAGGTTGCAATTTCATCCGAGCAAAATTTCCTCGCGGCTGCGCCACGAGTACAAAACTCTTGATAGAAGCGCAACCGCGAATTAGCGGAGTAAAACTCCCTAAGAAAGGGAGACACACGACTGCAACGTGTGTTTTAAAACAAAACATGAAATTATACAGGTGTTGGGTCACCGACCAGATGGTCGAGTGTCGGACAACACAAGAAATACAAACATGTAAAATCGGCGCCAGCACCAGCTGCGGTTTGAAGCGTGGTATAACCCACTTCATCATTCCCAGTAGTGTTTGCAACGATGATTGAAACCAAAGCACTTTGTAGATGAGTACCATCTGCTGATGAACCCTCAATAAAATTGCTTGGATCGGACAACGTAAAGTTGTAATTGTTGTTATCGGGCAGTGTGAACTGCACCGATGGTGCAACAGACGTGGACGTCACAGCATAACCTGCAAGCCCATCACGTAGATTCCAAATGGATCCAAGATTTGCCACTTTCGTGGATAGAGTTGTGGATCCTAAGAAACTCGTGATCAATTGTACTACACGATTAGTTGCTGTCACGCTGCCAGCATCAGTTGCTCGAATGACACGAATGTCATCTGGACGAACAATCGGACTATTGACAGTCAAAGTGTAGTTGATGCCACCCCTAATGCCGAGATACATCCCAGCAACATAAGGTATCATGTGCATTGTGACAAAAGAATAATCACTAGTTCCTGCTCCAATGACCTTGTTAGCATCTGTAGGCCAAGCCACCGGTACAAATCCGGGTGTATAAGGAATTCGTGAAATTCCCTTACGATAAATGTTATACGCATTAATCGCACCGTTCGGTAATGGAACTGTATCCATAACATGAGAACGACGCAACAATTTGCGCAAAGAAAAAATCGCCTCACCGTAATTCATACCATATCGCTCTGCAGAAGGTGATGATTTTTCACCAAAACAGTGATATTTCGACACCTCTTCACTCTGCAACGCGAAAAATGATGGTACTGGGCAAATCACACCCGTCGAACCAGCTGTAATGTTTCCTTTAGGATTCGAAAACTCGAAATCGTCCCCAGCGGAAACATAAAACAGCACGGCAACAGAACTCGTGGATGGTGCCTCCAGCGTGTTATACACACGCACAGTGAGAACGCCATTATGCACAGTTTTACCGGGAGCATTTGAACCGCCCAGCGTCCATCCTTGAGCGGTGGGATTGTCGTGTGTGTACAACCAAGCCAAGGCCTGATGGTAAGGAATTTCCAATGTCACTTCATCAGTCTCTCCAATATCCAAAATATGCGTGTAGCATTCATTTAGACCAGGATCTACAGCTGTGATGTCAGACACAGGATCCCAAGACAGCTTCAAACGCCCCTTGTGGTACTTTGAACACACCACCTTGATGCGAATCTTAAGAGCACCACGCCAATTGCTAAACATGTTGGAAAGATACGACAATGGAGTGTCATAATGTCTATATCCAACAACGGCAGTGGCACCATTCTGTAGAGTGACGTAATCACGTAGAGTAGGTGTCACACGTGCATTGAACATTTGTGTGCCCTCTGCATCATTTGTAGACCAGCTAGTGCTACCGAAGAATGATTCTTTCTTCTTCAGATAGTTCAATGCAAGCTCATCCTGATTTGGCAAACCAAATGGTGTGGGATCAATTGCCAGCTCGGTTTTGGGATCGAGCGTCAGCTTTTGATATGGCACACTAATTTCGGCTGTTGCCAGATGGGGTGCTGACATCTGGTAGATTGGCATCACATCAGAAATGTTGGGAGGATTTGTATACCCAAATAGGGCAGCGACCTTGGAGACAGCATTAGCTCCAATCTCAGTGGCACGCGCAAAGCGTCCAATAATGGGAATCTTGGTCAGCATCCCCGCAACATTAGCTACAGCAGTTGCTGGCTTAGAAATGGCACCATTACCATATTCATCAGCCTGCAACGCGAGTCTGTTTGTGGTTCCCATCAACTCCACGTCGGTCATCCATGCGATTGTTTTCACCGTGATACTCGTAGGTGCTGTGGCAATAGCCACAGCAAACGAAGCAAATGTGACAAAATTGAGCGTACCCATATTAAGCACATCCGTGTTGCTTGTAATATCCAACCAATTCTTATGATAAAAGAATGGAAGTTCCATCTCACCACCAGCATTACGCTGTGGTTCAATGTAAAACCCAGGTTGTTGCGAGTACGGAATCCGCAAAGGAAGATCCGAAGTTGCGTTTGTCCTGATCTTGTCAGAGACAAGACCTAGGAGTGGACTATAACAAGCCCGCATCAAACCATACTGAAATGGTGTCGCATTGATGACAACCTTAACATGCAATTTACCACGCAAGAAAGCATAGTTGTTG